AACGGTAAAGTCTTCAGCATTAACAGACATGAAATCATTAGAGTAAGTAGCTACGCCAAAACCTGTGTCGCTTGTGCTATTGAAAGGGTCAGGAAGTGGATAGCTTGAAAGAGGATAGCCACGTGGAACTGTTGCTACGCCATAGGTAAATCTTGTTGGTGTGCCCATTTGAATCTCCTAAAAGTGATGGGTTCACGTCAATTAAGACGTTTAGGATTATTGAATTGTTACTTAGGATAATGCAAAGCTTCTACTGCATGTAGACGCTTCTTTTTAACGCCAGAGTCTTGACCTTCTTTGTTCTCAACTGCTTGAGTGTTGCCTAGACCCTTTACTTCTTTTTGCTTAGGTGCAGACATGTAAGATTTATTCTTAACTACTGCATCCATTGGGGTTTTAATTGTGCCCATATTGTTTCCTTTGAGAGGAAGGGAAAGGAGTCTTGTGAACCCCTAACCCGACCATTATAACACAAACTAGTTCAAATGTAAAGAACTAATTAGGGACCGTTTACGCCATAGATGCAACGTGGGTCTGTCCAACCGAAGCTGTAACGCTCGTAGCCTTTAGCTTTAGCGTTCATGGTGTCAAAATCATTGTCCATGTCGAAGCTAATTGCGGTACGCTCGAAATACTGTAAACCATTCTTAACGTTAGTACGCAAGAACCAAGCGTGTGGGCTTGTCAAGTAGTGGTTCATAACGATACCTTCTGGGATGGCATTAGTTGCCTTCAGAACGTTGATGTCGTTATTTGCAGTACCTGATTGGAATACTGATTTCAAAATGCGGTTAGCATTGTACCATTCTTGACGAGCAACGATCAAGCTACGTGGCATGACGTTGATCAAGAGACCACGATCATTCTGGAAGCCCATGATTGCGATAGTTGCATCTTCCAAGGAAGTCTCGGAGAGGTCAACAGACACAGTTGGGGTGTTGGCGAAAGTGCCACCAGAAGTATTTGGGTGTGCTGTGGAGCACATAGCTACACCGTCACCACCAGTATAAGTGCTATTGAAAGCACGGTTATAGATGTTAGCAGCAACGTTTTCTTTGGTTTGACGGAAAGACATTGCCAAAGCAGCAGCACGACGCTTAGAAACTTGCTCATACAAGTTGTCATCGAGTTCTTCTTTCGTTACGATATAACCCAATGCGTATGCAATGTGGGTATAACGTGTTACGAAACCTTGAACTTCTGAGTCATACTGAACGCCTTGACCTTCAGACTTAACAGGAGCTAAACCGAAACCTGTTAACTGAACTTCTTCTTCGTAGTTCTGCATCGAAGTATCTTTGTCGAAGAGATGAATATACTCTTCTGGGTGCTCGTCATAAACCTGACCCCACCAAGCTTTGATACCAGGCCATAGGGCCTTGGGATGTGTACCAGTTGTAATTACACCAGCCATTTTATATATCTCCTATTAATTAAGCACCGAATGCTTGTTTGTATTGGTGGCGATTAAACACTACCAATAAGTTATTGTAAGCACCAGGAACGTTGTTCGGCTCTTGGAACATGCCAACGATTTGGAACATAGAAGCTGCAGTAGCTGAAGTATCGGCAGTTACATAAGTAGCTGACAATGGTGAAGACTGGCTTAATGTTGTTTGGTTAGCTGTAATTGTAGGAACAGCAGTAGAACCAACTTTAGCGTCAGCAGAAGCGTTAGCTTGTACTTGGAACACTACGTTAGGATCAGTAACAACATAAACATAGCTGTAAGAACCAGAAGACAAAGTAATGTACAACTTACCTAAGTCAATGTTTGTACCAGCCAAGCTTACGCCAGGATTAGCTACACGAATAGAAACAATAACGCCCAATGGAATATCAGTCGCTGTTGCTTTAGTTACAAGAGCAACGCCATTAGCATCATTACCTACAGCAGACTTGACGATATCGCCAATAGCATAAGTGTTAGAAGCATCATTAGCGATAGCGTAGAGTACGCCTTGCTCGTTAAAAGGTGCACCAGTAATTGTGCTGTTAGGCGACAATCCTGATACGGCATTTACGTTTGCCATTTTTTTTCCTTAATTAGAAAGTTATTAATATTTGATACCAGCATTATAGAAGCCAGCAGAGTCCACACCAGGTGTCTTGCCTTGTCTAATTGCTGCATCAGTTTTATCGTTACGCTCTTGTAGCTGAGCTTGATCTTCGATCCACCATTCTTCTTTGATCTTCATCAAATAAGCATACATGGGTTCACCCTTTTCACCTGCTCCTACCAAGAATCTAACCTTTTCTCCTATGTCGGTATTACGTGATGTAACATTCTCCGTAGTACCACCTACCTCGTCTGGGGAAACAAACTCATAACCGTTTTCTTGAGCAGCCGTAATACGACCTGGCGTGTCGTTGAAAATATGCAAGTGATAACCTGGAACGGTTCCTCCTACTTGCAGCTTACCCTGAGTCCCATTGAATACGCCTTTTTTACGTTCACGAGGACGCTCTACCTTAGTAGACTCTGGTGTAGCTTTAACTTCTTTTTTGATTTCAGTCATGTTTTTCTCCCTTATTCCCAATCATATTCTGCAACATAAGCTTCTTTGGTCATCAGACCTTGCTTAACAAATTTATCACAAGCTGCTCTAGCTTCAGCAGGCAAGTTAGCGTAAGTTTTTTTACCTGAACTTACCGATGGTCTAGCTGTTCCGTTAGGAGAGCCTTCCATTGGGTTAGGTGTACGTTTCTTACCAAACTTCTCTGGAAACACTTCTGCTAGTTCTGCGTCTAGTTTATCCAAGAAGGCTTGTCCATTAAGATTAGGATTTTCTTGTCGTAACGAGACTCCTAAACCATTAGCAATACCAGTCATTCTTGTATCTTTACCAAACCAGTCATTCTTATCCATCCATGAATTCAATGTAGGATCAGCAGTGACTTGTGGAACTTCAGCAGCTTTTGCTTCTGCAGCTTTAAGTTCTTCTTTAGCCTCAATGCGTTGTTCTTTTAAATCGTCCATCGCATCGTCAATTGCTATTGCTCTGTCGCCATCGCCTTGTGTGATTGCATCACGCTTAGCTTGCTTCAGTTGCTCTAGCTGGCTTTCAAGTTCTTTGGCTTTCTTTTCAAATTGCTGTTTTTGGTATTCACGGAATTCTTTAGCAGACTCTCGTGCCTCTTCAGCCATCTTCTTAGCTTCGCCTAATTCTTTAAGCAATTTCTCATTATTCTTACGAAGGATTGGCATAATTTCTTTGCCACGACGTACAAACGTCTCAGCATCCACCCAATCGTTCTCAGAGCCACGGAACTCTTCTGCTGCTACCCACCCCTGTGCCCTTGCTTCGGACTCGAACTGGGACGCTTCTGGAGCTTCCTGTGGTGCTTCTTGTTGTAGTTCTTCACTCATGCTTTCATTCCTTTTAATAGATGTGGATCAACTAAGTCCATATCGGGGTCTAACTTTGCTACTAAATCACCGTAATTAATCATTCGGTAATCTCGTCCATCTTTGCCTTTGTACATTAAACCTGCATATTTAGCGTATGCAACTTTATCGCCTAATGAAACAATGTCTGTAGGAACCTCTTCACCAAACGCTACAAGTACTCCTGTTGTGTTTGCAAGCTGTTCACGCTCGTTAGTTTCTTTACTTGATACAATAATGCCACTGGCTGTTTTTTCTTCCACTTCAAGAGGCATAATTAAAAGCCTATCGAATACTGGAGTAATCCCTGATGGATTAGACATCTCTGATCTCCTTGATTGATTCCATTAACTCTTCATAGGTGATATTAAGGATCTGAGTAACTGCTGCTGCACGACCACGAAGACCAGCATCATCTTCAGTACCTGCTAACAACATTTCCTTCAACCACTCTCTATCTTGTTTAAGAGCAAACATAAAAGCTCTTGTAACCCTACTATCTCTCCACTGCACAAACTCTTCTTCTGTTACTACGATTGCCATACTTCCTCCTTATGTTACATTCCTGGTGCTGCTTCCCCTCCCATAGGTAATTGGGGTACTTCTGCTTGGGGCTTGTTTGTATCCATTACATGCTTCTCAATATCCATCATAGTTCTGAGAGCTTGTTGAATTCCTTCGTTGTGTGCTTTAGCTGCACCAATCTGTGCGTCTAGCATAGCAATGTCTTGACCTGTCTTAACGCCACCAGCTTGTTCAATAGCAAGGATAGCATCAGCTTCCAGCTTATGAATCTTAGCTTGATTAATCTCAACATCTTTCATCATCTTCATCATACCAAGCTTAAACTGCATCTGCATGTCAGCTTGCTTAGTTTGCATCTTCATCTGTTCAACTTGGATCTTCTCTGATGGGCCTGGCTTAATAGCGTTAGGGCCTTTAGGATCAGGAAGGATTTGATCAATGTTATTTACCTTCATTGCTTTAAGGTAGTTCTTCTGAACCTCATACATATTCATGCCAGGGGTTGTAGAAGCTAACTGTAGCAATGCTTGTGCTTGTTGTACACGCTGTACATCAGAAACAATATTAGGATCTGCAGCAGGACGTACATCAGACACAGGGCCTGAGAAATCATCTGCATCAATAAAGTTCTGACCTGTGTCACTGTTGTAATCTTCAATACCTTGGAGGTACAGTTGATTCAAACGATAAAGCTTACGGAATTCATCTTTAAGACTTCTGTAGGTACGTTTAAAGATACCTGAGAAAATCTTCATTCCTTGCTCTGCCATCGTTCTTGTAGTTTCTGCAGCGGTATTCTGGCCAGGATTTTGTCCTGTAAGAATATCAACAGAGCCACCAATACGCTCACCGTAATTGATAAGCAGATTAAGCAAAGTAAAGAGAACTTGAGAAGGCTCACGAACAGGGAGAGGAACAATACCTTTCCTGAGATCGTCACCAGTGGTATCGACATGTTTCCACTCCAGAGGGGCAAAGTTCATGTTACCACCACGAAGCTTAATACCACGAGACAAGAAGCCTCCAGCAGTATTAGCCATAGTGCCACAGTCAATTAACTGATTGAGGATGGTATCAATACTTTGATTGAGAGGCCCAAGCAACACACCAAAGCCTAAGTCATAGAAGCCACCATCAGGTGACGGAATGAAAGGAAACTTAGTAAAGTATGTCTCAGGGATAATACGTAGGATGTTTTCTTTTTCATCTCTTTCAATAGAGGTAGAGAAGTAACGAGCTACGATACGGAGAACTTGTTTAGTATCACGACGCATCCAAACGATGTACGGCTCAGCGTAACCGTCACCATCGAAGTCAATAAAGCAATGTTGCTCTAGAATTTCGTATGGTGTAGAGTCATCAATAGAGTTAGGAGCAGTCATGCCTTGTGCTTTGTTTTGAGCTAATGTTAAGTTAGACTCAGGAACAGCAGCAGGCATTACTTCATCCATCTCACAGAACAGACCACGAGCTACACGCTCATAG